GGCCGTTACCCAACATCCCGAAGGAAGTGAGTGGGTGGTTAAATACAACTCTTCATTTGTTAATACGTAGCTACGTACTAACGAATCTAAAAGGACACGAAATATGATTTTATCTTCCGCCGATCCTTCAAAAAAGCTAAGCACTACTTCTATAATCGCATCTTGCAATTGGCTAGGGGCACTTCCATCGTATTTTCCGAAATCTCCATCAAAATGAGTCTTTTTGGTTTTCAAAACTCTATATAACTTGTCGAAATCTAAATAAGGGTTCATTCCTATGGCTATGCCGTTGGTCCACATATTCTTTTTAACATGCAAAAATAATTCAGCAACGTATTGTTTAGTCAAAAACGTATGATGTAAAGGTAATATTCTATATGACCTTGGCTTATTAACTTTCTCTAATGGTCTAAGTTCATCCTTAAGTGCTTCTACACATAAGATGTCTTCGACTCTCAAATCATCAGTCAATGCCCTTTCTTTAAACGATTCTAATCTTTCAAGAAATTCTGGAGATATAACTTTATTTTCATAATCCAAATATGTCTTTTTATCCTTGCCATAACCATATCCATTTACACTTTTCTTATTCATTTCGGTGAGCTCGTGAGTACCGAAAGCTGCATCATAATTAGATACTTTTTTGAACTTAACGAACTGAGACGCTAAGCATTCTTTGGCAAATTGTATCTCTTCATTCTTTATCATGGGTATAGGTTTGTACGATTTCTTAGACATTTCTTTCAACGTTTTATTACCAAAGGCGCTCAAATTAGCCGGAGCTTTCAATTGTCGGGGAACGACGAAAGGTAACTCTTCCATTCTGTCTAATATCTCATCCATTTCTTCACTTTCTCTGATTTTATTTAGTGAAGTAGGTTTAAAACCGCTCTTGTTCATAGTGCGAGAAGATAACAAATCTGTTTGTAAAAAACGCATTCCGGAAAAATCATTCATTTCTTTGAAGATGGGATCATATTTCCCTCCTCTCCCTGTCATTATAATTCTTATTTTATCCCTCGTGGATTTTGTCCAAAGTTTGATAACTCCTTCCTTCGTCACATTATCTCCTGCGATATGGTGACCCAAAGGAATACCTGCCTCAGTCATTAATAAACTTCCACATAAACCAGGACAACTCAGATCGTAAGATATAGTAGACCCCGGGTACATAACGTACTCCTTCTTGGAAGTGGCATATTTAACCAAATGCGAATTCACAAAACAATTTCCCCTTTCTTTCATGGGTTTAATTATATCACTATTAACGCAAAACAGTTCTCTCGCTTTGAAAAAATCAACATCATCATCTTTAGGCCATCTGTAAACACGCATAGGTGTAACCGGGAATTTATCTACTCTAAGAATCGCTAAATCCTCATTAAGTAATCTCTCTTCTACTATAGCAGGTAGATTATTAAACATTAAATTCTTACTTTCATAAGCAAGCCAGTCTTTATATATATTCAAAACTGGTTCACTGCCAACTGCATGGTCGTTTAGTAGAATATACTTTCCCGACATAGTAATTTGAGTGTTAAATGTTGTTCTCTTGCCATCAACTGTTGAGGTTACACTAGCAAAGAAACAATGATTTTTGCTTGTGTTCACATAATCACTTGTTTCTTGTTCACTCTGTCCTTCATAAGTCTGTCTAGCATAACTGTCTCGAAATTTAACGAGATCTGAGATGTTAGCCTGCGACGATCCATAAAAGTATTCGACAGCGTAACTGACTATTAAATAACCGAATAAATATCCGAATGCTTCTGCCATCCTATCTGGGGTAAGCAACTTCGATATCATTTCCGTCATAGAATCTTTCAAGAAATTAACCAGCCAAGGAACCCAGTCCATCACAGATGTACTAGCCACCTCAAATATACTGGAAACTATAGACTGAGCTTCAACTGCATCGTGAAACTCTAAGCACTGTTCCGATATAAATTTTAATTCATCTTCGGTGACACTTCCTGCATTAGCATACTCTGAATTAACTCTTTCTGCGCACGATATTATCTTATAAAACCAAGCCACTAATTGAAGATTTTCTCTTCTGTTATCATGTTTGCTCTTGAACACTACTGGTTCATCGCAAGTTGTCATACCATCTAAAAATTTATTTTCCCATTTGTGTGTCTTCTTGAAATCGTATTTCCAATAGGACACGTCATATTCTTTGGTAGAATTAAATTTAAATACGTGGATTCTTCTGAAAAGAGCCTCCTTATCACTTATACAATCTTTCGACGTGAAGGACTGTATATCCATTAACTTATTCGTAGTACCTAACAAAACGTTAGAGTTGAAAAACTTAGTGTTCTTCTTTTCTGCACTTGCGCACTGTAAAGGCATTTTAACAGGAGCTACGGCATTTATGATAACTCTCCACTGAGAATTACCTTTCTGCCCTATATCATCCTGCACAAAAATATCTTGGTTTTCATAATCATCATAAAAATCCTTGCCTTCTTCTACACTAGGAACCTCATGTATGTACACTGATCTATTTACGTACTTACAGTACTCGACTAACATATTCATCATAGCTGATTTTCTGGTTCCTGGCGGTCCTTCAAAGACAAAACACACTGGTTCTACTCTAGCAGATGATGTAAATGTCTTAACATATTTAACGATGTTACTCTTGAACGCACTATATAATTCTTTACTCGCACGCATGTCAGGTTTACTGAGAAATTCCATAAATTCTAAATCTGTCTCTGTTTTTCCATTTAATTCTAAAACTTTATTTCTATAATTAATGTCCAACATAACTTGTGAGTTCTTGACATATTTGGAATAAACGTCATTTATTTCATCTACATATTCCATGAATTTTAAAAAAGAGAACATGTTATCGACTCTGTCGTGTACTACCTTAAAGAAAGGGCACTGGAACTTTTCCGAGGCCCAGTTTAATAGCATTTTAATAATGCCTATTAACTTTCTGATACACATAGTAATAAAAGATCCAGTTTGAATTCTTATTCCTACAAGGGTCTGAAAATCCCTAACTGCTTTAACTACTTTGTCAGGTAGTCCAAAAAGAACTAAGGATCCTGCTATATCAGTAAAATCTATCTGTGCTGCATACCTATTACGTTTTCTAAATCCAGAATACGTCAATATAAGAGAGTATACACGCATAATTATACTAACCCAACTGGAAAAAGACTTAAATCCAAACGCGTCCATTATAACGGTTACTATTTGAATCATGAAAGAATTCATCTCATCGGATGCCCATTCTTTAGCGACTCCCTTTGCTAATACTATTTTGTCCATAACAAAAGCGTACAAGCCAGAAAGTATGGGTACTTCTACCTGCGGTGAATATTCCCTTTTACTATCAAAATTGTGCATACAAAAAACGAAACCGTTCTTTTTAACAATCTTAACTAAATGTGGATGCATGATAATAAAATCATTCATAAATTTCTTAGCCACGGAATTAACTAGTCCTCTACGGACGTCATATAGAAAACAATTAGAATCTTGTTTAGTGTTCAACTTTATTCCTCGCAAGTTTTCATTGCCATTGTATTCATTGTTTAATTGTTTAAGTACTCTAATGAGCTTTCCATTATATATTAATTCTGTCATTTTGATATCTTTTGTGGTCTATCGCTTTTGTATTTGCTTAAAAAGTTTTTTAATATTGTATTGTCATTTATGTTTTAAGGCCGGAAGGTGTCCGGTACCCTATTCCCTTACGGAGAATAAATTCGCTAATGAAGATAGTAAAGTCCCGTCATTAGCCGGGTGTAAAGAAGATACAAATTAAAATCATAATAAAAATAAAATGAAAATATTAAATAAGTCAATATCAAGTGAAATTAATCTAACCTTAACGTAAAACTATGCACGACTATTGTTTAATCTACCCTAGCTTTTAGGGCAGCGTCCAGCTGATTCCGAAGAAAGATATTCGTGTTTTTTCAATAAAATATATTTCAAATTTATAGTTAAAACTCTTAAAAAATGTAATTAATTACTTTATAGACAACTCAATCTGTTGATCTAGGCAAT